CCCAGCAGCGCACCGTGCCAGAGACCGGCTTCGTGATGTTCCTGCTACGTGTGATCGAGCCGGAGGTGTATTGCTTGACGATCTGGAAGGTCGCCAGCGTGCCGTTTGTGGTGCCGATCTGCGTGCGGGGAAGCTGATAGTCAGCCCAATCGCGGAAGCGGAAAGCGCGCGCTCGTCCGCCGCGCGCACGGTGGAAGCGAATGATATTCTCGTATTGCTGGCGCGTCTTGACTCCGGAAGAAACGTCAAAGCGCAGCAGCGGAACAGCCCACGCCTCGATCCGCACCTCACGGCCATTCGCGGCAGTGCTCACAAGCGTGTTGTGTTGTGGACCGCTGACCGCTCCGAGGCCAATCTCAATAGGGAAGCGCACATCATCAAATGCCATAGCGCTCCTCCATCACAAGCTGCGCGCTGCGTTGCGCACAGAGCGTGCGAGTGTGCCTGCAACAGCTGCCTGAGACTGACGGAACCCATCCATGTCACGGATACCATGGAAGTGAACTACTACACCACCTCTACTGCTGGAGAGGTCTGGCTCAATGAAACCAGCTGTTGCAGGGCGGAACAACTCAGGCCCTCGCTCGCCAACAATATAGTAGCGTGATGGATCAACTGGGCCACCTTCCGCACGGAAACCACCGAAGATGCTTGTGATAAAGCGCGCTGCACCGGTAAGCAACCCGCCACCGCTACTGTCTCCGAACAAGCCGCTAAGCAGCTGACGGAATGCGAGTTGAGTGCCAATGCGCAAAAGGTCACGCTCAAGACCTTTCAACACCTCCGAAAATGACCTGCCTTCTGCAATAGCGTCTGCGAAGGCAGCACCGAGCGCCTTTTCCAACTGCCGCGCTACATCTGCGACGCCGCTTATCTCATCTTTCAACTGCTGAACTGCAAGGTTATAGGTTTCCTGCGATATGACACCGGCAGCGAGCAACTCATTGAGATGAGCCAGCTCTGCTGCCATACGCTCTTGCGCAGTAGCAAGCTGCTGCGTAACACGCTCGCCTTCAGCGCGCAACCTGTTCAAACGCTGCTCTTGCTCAATCAGCTCAGCACGAGTCCGGGCAGCCGCTTCAATCTCGCTGCGCTCTGCTTCTGTAAGTTCAGCGCTAGCACGCAGTCGCGCATTGTGATCTGCACGCGCACGCGTTTCCGCCTCGATCAGAGCGCGCGCTACTGCGCGCGCTACGTTTCCATCGTTAGCGGCGGCTGCTTCTGCCTGTGCAAGCCGGACAGCATCTTGCAGCGACTGGATATAGGAGCGCAGTTGCGGCAATGAAGAACTGCCGCCTCTGCGTGGCTCTGGCGTGCTGCTTGCACGTCCGACTGGGAGGGCGTTGTCCTCTGCGCGCGAGCTGGTATCTGAACTGCCCTTGACTGCGCGGTTTACCTGCTCAGCAGCTTCAGCCGCGCGATCAAACGTGCGTGCTGCTTCTTGCGTTGCGGCGGTCAGACGCTCCACCTCAGCACGTGCCTGCGCAACCTGTGATTCGAGACGACTTACTGCTTCCTGCCATCGTGCCGTGCTTTCAGCGTCGCCCTGGAATGCTGGACCACGCGCCCGCAGCTCATCAAGGCGGCGCTGAAGGGTGGCGAGGTTCCTCTCCGCGTCTTGAAGCGCAGTTGTCGTCTCTTGCAGAATGCGCGCCCCGCCCATAGCGCCAGCAGTGCCACCAGCAATAGCACCTGCGGTGCCGCCTATCGCTGTGCCCAAAGGACCGAGAAACGAGCCCAAGCGCGCGCCAGCGATCGCGCCTGCTGCTGCGCCTCCGAGGGCTGTGCCACCAGCCGCGCCGCCCAGAAGCAGGTTGCGCAGGCTTGGGTTATCGAGCAGCGTGTTCAGCCCACGCAGACCTTCCTGCAGCAGACGAATACCTTCGAGGATCGTCGGCGCCAACCCAGCAGCGAAGCGTTGCTGCAGCACGGCAATCTGCTGGTTGAGCACAGCCATCGCATCACCTGCAGCATCCGCGCGTGCCGACAGCTCCTCGGCCAACACAGCGCCGAAGCTGCGCGCCTGTTGCTCCGCCCGACGCAGCCCCTCCGCGCCCTGGGAAAGGATGGGAAGGAGCGCCTGTCCACCGCGTCCGAACAGGTCGACAGCGGCTGCTGCGCGCGCTGCAGGGTCCTGAATACGCGACAACGCCTCAGCAATCTCTGGCAGCACCTGCTCTGCCGTGCGCAGCCGTCCAGCGCTGTCTCGGACATCGACGCCAAGCCGTGCAAAGGCAGCAAGTGCCTGTTGCGACCCTTCGCCTGCCTCGCCCAGCGTGCGTGTCAGCCGCTGCAGGCCGGTCTCGAGCTGCGCGGTCGAGACGCCTGCCTGCGCAGCCGCGAAGCGCAGGATCTGCAACCCCTCGACCGACACGCCTGCTTGCTCGGCAAGCTCGCCAAGCCCGCCAGCAGCGTTGAGCGCGGAGCGCGTCATGCCAACCAGCCCGCCAATAGAGAGCGCAGCTGCTAGTGGCGCAAAAGCGCTTCGCAATGAGTTTGCTGCAGCGTTTAGGGTGTTGAACGCAGCACTTGTCCTGTCTGTTTGTGCGCGGATCGCTGTCAGGCTACGCTCAAACTGCTGCTGTGCAGTTTGAACAGACCTGCGCGCCGCAGCGAGAGCATTCTGCCATGCTGCAGTTTCAAGTTCAAGGTCTGCACGCAGACCGCCAATGCGAGTTGAACCGCTCATCCGCTATCAACTTTCATTGCGCGCGGGAACATACCCATCACAGTTTTGATCTTCGTGGCGAGGTCTTGCGCAGATTCCGGCGCCAAAGAAGATTTGCGTGCAAGCAGCTTTCCAAGATCAGGCAACTTCTTCGTGCGCGCGAATGCCTCTACATGCCACGCAGTGAACACTGCAAGATCATACCGCATACGCTGCGCATCCGTTTCAGCATCCATCAAGACAGACAGTTGCCACGGTGTCATCCTCCAAAACTCTGAGGGCATTATACCGCAGCGGTGTGCAGCGCGGAAAGCATTGAGCACTACATCTCCTTTTGATGGGCCGCTGCGGTTTGAGGAGGGTTTGCTGGTGATTCTCCTTCAGGCCCAGTCAGCGCATAAGCGATCGCGCGAGTAATCGCATTGATTACTGGGATGAACGGTGGAGACATATCCAAGATGCGCTCCACCGTCATCTCAGGATGATGACGCGCCAGACCAATTGCAAGAACCTCAGCCAACCGTTCCGGCTCGTATGGGGTGAGATTGTCCATGCCAGTGAAGCCTGCCTTGCCCAGCATGGAAAAAGCGCGCCAGTCATAGACAAGCGTGAACTGCTGTCCACCAAACGTGACGCGCGCTTCACCAGCATGAGGAGCATCCATCACATATCACCCCATGTCACATCACCAGTGACGCGAAGAGTGACGCTCGCGGTCACCTTATCGTCCACTGCACCAGAGATGCTGAAGCCCTGGACATAGGCATTGAAAGTCAGCTCAGTGTTGGAAGCGTCCGACAGCTTCAAAATGAAGGTAGTCGGGACAGACAGGACCTCCTGGCGCTTGCGGAGGAACACCTGCCCAACATCGCCAGGCTTGAACTGCAGCTCAGCAGTGACAGTCCCACTGTCCTTCAGGCCCATGACGAACTCGCGAGCCGAGCTACCGAGATGCGTCACATCGATCTCACTGGCCGAACCGCCCGGCCCATTGAAATCAGTCAGCTCGCCAATCAGCGCGGAAAGAGTAAACGTCGCCGATGTTGCAGTGTTGATCGCAGCAGGCGCAGGCGACACAGTGATTGTAGTGGCAGTCACTGCTGTGATCGTGAACGTGGTATTGGTGTTGCCTGGCGCGTTGGTAGTGAACGTCATGCCAACGAGAAAGCCGTCAGCGACGAAGCTGCCACTTGAACGCACAAACTGGGCCGGGCTGACAGTCGCAGTGACTGTCACGTTTCGAACGAGACGCCCGGTGAGCGAAGTCCCCTGTGCGCTGAATGCCATGGTTCTCTACTCCTCTATGTGATGGATGAGGTAGTCCTGCGAGACACGGAACAGCGCCTGCGGCTCTATGTCCGGTTCATGCAGATCCTGGTCGGTGATGAGGGAGATGCCCTCAATCCGGCAAGACCAACCGCTGCCAGTGATGGTCCCACGATAGCCATCAAGGCGGATGCGGATTGCTTCTGCCACAGCACGCGCATCAGCGTAGTTGTTGGCATAAGTATCAATCTGGAACCGCGCTGATACAAGGCCACTTGGGCCAAGGGTATCTCGCGCGCGAAGAGCGCTGACACGCGCATAGGTGGCATACGGCATCTGAACACGCGCAGGCGCAGCAACAGGGTAGAGGCGATTGCCGAGCGAAGCAATCGGTGTTCCTGCCGTGAGCCGATTGAACAAGGCACGCTCAACGCTCATCGCTTTCGCCTCGCCAAGCGGGACGCCTCTTGCTCAATGCCCTTGCCAATGCGCTGTGCAAGGTAAGGCAGCAATCGCGGCGAGATTGTGTCCCAAGCAGGACGAAAGAATGGTCGCGGTGGCATCGCCTTTACTTCGCGGCCAAAGACGACCTTACCATTGCTGAGAACCTTCTTCCGCTTCACAACCACCTTGCTTCGGCCATATTCAACCCACCGCGCCCAAAAGGCATTGCCTGTATGGACAACAACAGCAAAACGCTGTGCACTCGGCAACGGAGTGACGCGGATGTTCTGTTGAAGCCGACCATAACGTGGGTGAGCAGCACCCTTTCCGCGCGGTGCTGCACGCCGAACTTCACGCTGAACAATGCGTGCTACAGCCGACATTGAATTGCGGATGACACGACGCTGTGACTCTTCCGACAGCTTGCGCAGCGCCTCATTCAATTCACGCGCACCCTCGATTTTGATTTCGCGTCTCATGGCTGCTGCCCAGAGCAAAGAAGGTCAAGACCTTCATGGCGGCCAATCTCAAGAACCGATTTGATGTCCCAAATGCGATTGCCGTGCACAACGCGCATGCCGGAAGATACATCGTTACGCCATCTGATACGAATCATGGCGTCGTGCTCCGGCTGCTCAGCGCCAGCGCTGTATCGCTCTTGGCCGCGTAGAGGCTTGATGTGTGCCCATGTTTCGGCAACTTGCGTCCAAACCACAGTTTCTGAACCGTCTTGTGCACGCGTGACGGTGCGCTCTTCAAGCGCAACGCGGCGGTCCATTTTTCCTGCCATGATCACGCTAGAGCCACCTCCGCAGTGCTCATCATACGGTGAGAACTCGCATCGTGTCAACAATCTCCTGGTATGCAAGCGGAAGCTGTGTCGCTATAGCGCCGGTGACAACAGCCTCCCTGTTCGCATACATGTGCCCAACATGAATAAGTATGGCCTGCTTGATGAGATGTGGCAATTGACTGGCAGTGTATCCAACATCATAGCGAATGCGGAAAGGCATCTTGGCGAACTCACCTTCCACAACCGGCCAATCTGAAACCGGATACACCACACTCTCATCACCGCCGACATAGGCCCAATCGGCAGCTGGGATGTAGTAAGGTCCAGTTGTCCTCTGGACAAACACCTGCTGAACAAGGTTCAGTGGAGGAAGCGGCAGTCTAATCTGCGTGACAGCACGCTCAGGATATTCCTCGAACATCGCGAGGTAAGTCTTGACCTTGATGGAGCGCCTCAGTGCCCCATTGATGCCGTCAAGCGCAGCAGTCGCAGCTTCGATATACGAGGTGATGAGACTATCATCTGCATTGGTGTCAACGCGCAGATGTGCCTTCACCTCGCTGAGTTGGACGATCGGAGCATTGGCTTCAGTCTCTTTGACCAACCAATATCTCATGACGACCTTCCAAATGAAAGCAGGCAGCAGCGCCGCCGGAGGAAAACGGCGCTGCTGCCATCACTCAGGCAATCGGCCGCTGAGCCAGATGGCCGCGAAGGATCACAGCCGAATAGGCAACCGAAGTGCCTGAGTTGAACGTGCCCACAGCACGAAGATACCGGTTGTGGCCACGGTATCCGACAATGAACGTGCTGTTCTGGGCGAGCTGGGCCGGAAAGGCATCGCTCAGCTTGTCTGCAGGAACATCAGACCAGCTGGTGCCATCCGCGCTGTGTTGCAGCTTGGGTGTGACGTTACCGGAACCAGTGACGGTGCCGACAGCAAACACGACTGCTGCACTGTTCGCGCCGCGCAAATCCACAGTCTCGCCATTGACAGTGGCGTTGTGGACTGCAGGACGGATGCTCTCGGCGACCTCAAGCGAGGGTGCCAGATCACGTGCGATGGACATAGTTGCCTCTCACTCCTTCCTCATCAGGTGCCGAAGCGGATGAACTTGATGGCCTCGAAGTTGAGCACTGCACCGCCAACACGGCGGAACACATGGAACTTCACGAAGCCGGGAAGCGTGATGTCGTCGCGGATAATGCGGTTGCCGAACCTGTCCACGATCTGGTAGCCAGCATTGAAGTTGCCGAACGCCAGCGACAGCGAGCCAGGCCCAAGTGCAGGCATGGCTTCTGCCTTGGTAATCGGGTAGCCGAGCAAAGTGGACGGCTGTCCAGTCTGCAGGCCAGGCTGCCAGATGTAAGCGTTGGTGTTGGACTCCTTGAACTTGCGGATCGTAGTGATCACGCTCTGCAGGGTCACCCAACGCGCACCGGCACGGTATTCATCCTTCAGCGCATCCACGAGGTCAAAGAGGATGTCCGAAGGATTTGTGTTGGCGAACGCACCGTTCACGCCAGTGTTGAAGTGCTGGAGCGTTCCCCATGGACGCGACCCATCACCAGCAGTGGAGGTCGGATAGGTGGTGAAGCCGCGCGGCTTGGCGATGCCGTCGCCGGTGACGAAGGCGACACCCTCAGCACGTGCGAACCGTTCAGAGACCTTGTTGATCAGCCACGCCTCAACATCCACAGCTGCATCATCAAGCAGCTTGCGGGTTGTCTTCGGGTAGGCATACATCTCCTCTGCCTGAATCCGCCACTGGCCGAGACGTGGAGTAGAGGTTTCCACGCGGGTGTCCGTTTCACCAACCCACGCAAAGCCTGCCTCCTCGTTGTCATTCAGGCCTTCGAGCGCATCCGTGCTGATGGACTGAACGTTGGCGATGGAACGGATCGGCGACAACTCATAGACCTTCTGGATGATACGGCCAGACGTATCCGCAGGAACCAGGTAGCCACCGTCAGGATCAGACCCAACAGACATGGCCTTGCGCTCGGCATCGTAGAACGCATTCTGACCCTTACGCAGATAGACCCGAAAGCCCTGCTTGTAAGCGAGAGCCTCATCCTCAGTGACGTCAGCCACGACACGGCCGCGCTCCGCAGCGAAAATGCGCAGATCGCGGTTGAAGGCCTTGATGTCGAAGGCCTTGGCGCTGTCATCATTGCCGATCAGCGCGCTGCGTTCAAGCCGCTTCTCCAAAGCATCAGCGCGCTTTGCCTGACGCTCCAGCGACTCCTTCAGCTCGTCGAGCCGAGTGAGTTCAGCATCGATGCGGTTGATCTTCTCGGTGATGACGACATCCGCCTTCTTCTTCAGCGACTCGTCCACCGTTGCCTTGAACTCGGCGAAAGCCTTGCCGAGCTCGTTGATAGTCTGGTCAAGGTCCATCTCAGGTGATCCCTGTCCGGATTGTGGCGATAAGCTGCTGCAGGGCAGCAGCCGGTCCATCGGCTTCCTCTTCAGCATCACGCAGAGAGATTGCCTTGAAGCCTTTGGCCAAAATAGCCTTGGCTTCACTGCGAGAAAAGCCAGCATCACGCAGGCCTTTCTCAGCATCCGTAATCGTCAGACCGCTCTTCACCCGCGCGACATGCGCCTTCGGGTTCATCGGGAGCGTCACGACAGATATCTCCACCAGCTCGACTTCCTTGATGCGGCGGATACGCCCATTTCGCTCGAACACAGCGCCGCCGTCAGGAACACGATAGCCGATACTCAAACCGCGCAGCGCACCTTCCTTCATCAGGGCGTGAACATCACGAGCCTTGCCAACTTCCAGAATCAGCTGGCCACGAACCATCAAGCCACGATCATCTTCCTTGATCTCGAGCCATTTGCCGATAGGGGGCTGACGCGCGTCGTGTCCCCAAAGCATGGGGATGTCCGATGGCTTTGACTTAGAGAGCGTCTGACGGAATGCACCGCGCTCAATGACATCTCCGCCATAATCCACGTTACCAAACGCGGAAGCATAACCGACAAACTCACCGCGCACAGCAGCATCGTCGGTGGCGAACTTGAACTCGGCGAAAGTGTCAAACTGTTCAGCCACAGAAATGTTCCCCCAAATATATCATTACCTGACGCAATCGAGATGCGCTAGTCTTTTATGCATCTGACGGCTGCTCACCTGGCGTTGCCATGTTCAAAGGCACGAGAGGTTCGCTAAGGCCATCAATTGGGTCCAATTCCTCCCACTCACGAGCCTCGTTACGCGTCAGCCAGCCAGCATTGATGCCACTCTGATAGAAAGCAGAACGGTCCTTGGCAGCCCCGCGCAGCAGCTCACCATCGATGAACTTGACATAGTAGCCTTGAGCGCGCTCCTGCGGTGTGATCAGGGAACGCATGAAGGCTGCCTCAAACCGTCTATGCCACGGACGGATGGTATGAACGGCATGGGCAAGGAACATCTGCTCAGCGCTGGCATAGGTGGCAGTCTTGTCAGCATGGCCAACCATGATCGGCATGACACCGAAGGCACGGCAGATTTCTTCCACTTGATACTTGCGTGTCTCCAGGTGCTGCGCATCAACCCCACTCATAGAAAGCGGAGTCCATTTAGCGCCACGATCAAGGATCAAAGGTGTGCCAACGTTCATCGTGCCTGCCAGCTCTTTAGTGAGCATCTCGCGCAGCTTGTTATGCTGCTCGAGGGTCAGCGTTCCTTCGACACTCCATGCGCCGCTGGGCGAAACACCATTCCGATGGAGGCGGGCATGGCTTTCCTCCAGCGCCATGGACAAGCCAATGGCGTCGCGCGCAAGCTGAATGAACTCAAAGCCGCTGTAGCCATTCCAAGATGGCCCACGAATGTGCATGACACGATCAGGAGGCAATACAACTGGCGCGCTGCCAAGCGGTGTGTAGGTATAAACAAGCGATGTGTCAGCCCTCTGCTCAACCTTCATCCGGTTGGGCAGAATCGGAATCAGCTCGGCAATACGGTCGCCAACAAAGGTCTTGTATGCGTAAGCATTACCAGTCAGCACAAGGTGCAACGCGAGCATCGTGCGAAACTCAACGCTGTCCTGCCAATCATTCGGCTGGTATGCCAAGAGATCATAGACTGGATGATCAACAGCAGCGCGACGAGCACCTGTGACTTCATCCTTGCGGAAAAGCCGCAACGGGACTGTAGCAACGCCGTCCGCAATCACCATAGCACAGCGAAGAACAGCAGTAACCTCCATCGCTGTGTTGGCATTCACTGACTTGCCTGTGGCAGTGTTATAGGTGCCAAGCGAGAGGAATGGAGAGAGAGGATCGCTCAGCGTGAAGGATTTGCGCAGCGCAGAAAAGGCTCGAGCGATGATGTTGGGCATCAGGCTGCCTCCTCCCACCACGATTTGCCGCCACTAGCAACTTCGCTCGCTGCGCCTATCGCCATCGCAGAAGCAATCAACGCGTCGATGCGTGCAGTTGCCTTGCGCTTACTAAACCACGAGTTGCCGAATGGATCTCCTTCAACTGTTGCACTCATGAATGCGGAGATGATTGGCGGTGAATGCCTGATGCGGATTCGCCGCTCAAGGATTAGGTCCTCAAGCAGCTTCTTGCTGCCAGGCATCCACAACCCAGTCGCACCGCGTTTCTTACCACCCTGCGGATGCTCCGCCATCGGCACAGTGACCCCAAAGCGGTCCAGCTCTGGCTCAAGGTTCCGCTTGAAGCCATAGGCATCATAGGCCAGCTGCTGTACATCGTAGATTGCAGTTGCCTCAGAGATGCGCGCTGCAACGAAGTCCATCCCAATCAATCTGCCTGGCGTTGTCTCCAGCCAGCCATCTGCAGCCCAAAGATCGTATGGAGTCTGATCTCGCAAAGCGCGCTGTGCTAGCGTGTCCGCAGGTGTCCAGCAATCAACCCACAATGCATAACGCTGCCGACCCTTCTCATCAACGCCATCATGCGAAACGTATGCTAGGGCGGTAATGTCTTGAGATGCGGAAAGGTCTAGGCCAAGCCACACCTTCTCGCCACTAAACTCGGTGGGATCAAAGTCATCAAGGCAAGCCTCAAGCGCAGGCCTGCTCATCCACGCAGTGTCCGAATCAGTCCACACGCAGAAGTGCAGCCGCAAGATGTTGTTCAGCTTGCCAGGAATAGCCTTCGCCTGCTCTACAACAAGCCGCAGATAGTCCTCTGTGACAGTTGTGCCAAGCAACGGATTGGCTTTCACCCAGCAGGATGGATCCTCTAGCGGATCATCATCCTTATCCAGCGCACACACATAAGAGAAGGTGGTGTCATCAATCACCTCCCCAACGAAGGTGAACTGATCATCCGGCTCACGCGTGCCAGCCGCCACACGCACTGCGTGCTGGTGTTCCTGCCAACAGATGCTTTTGCGGTCCGAGCCACTATTCGTGGCCATCACCATCAGCGGCTGACGGCGGAACTTGAAGCCGCGCTCCATCATCTCCAGCATCATGCTGTTACGGTGCTCATGCACCTCATCAAGCAGCGCACATGATGGACGTGGACCAGACTGACCATCGTCGCTACTGATCGGACGGAAAAAGGAACCTGTGCGCAAATCGCTCAGGTTCCATACTGGGTTCGCGCCTGATGGTGTTAGGCGACGAGCAAGTGCAGGACTCATCTCGAACATGGCCACTGCGTCACGGAACAGGACCATAGCCTGATCCTTTTTGGACGCAGCAGCATAAACCTCAGCGCGCGGTTCCTTGTCGGCGAGCAGACACCACATCCCGATGCCAGCCATCATCGGCGATTTGCCCTGGCCTTTCGCCATCTCGAGATATGCACGGCGGAAACGCCGCACTGCACCATCAGGTGTGCGGCGCTTCCACCCAAAGATCGAACCGATGATGAACTGCTGCGCTTCATGAAGGTTGAACGGCATGCCCTCAAACTGGCCACCGTTGAGTCGCAGCACATCGCGGAAGAAGCCTATGACACGCTGTGCTTCATCCACGTCAAAGAACAAGCCGCGCTCGGCGCCACGCTCAAGGTCAAGCAAATGACGCTTTGCAGCATTGCGGACATGCGGCCCAGCAACAACTTGGCCAGTTACCACCCGCACAGCATATGTGGTAACTGGGTCAGTTGCAGTGGGCAAACGCTTCGGCATCAGGTGAAGTAGGAGTCTGCCGTGTCCTCAACCTTGGGCGCAACACGCGTGACACGTGAACGCGCAGTCGGCGTCAGACCGAACTCGATGAGATAGTTGCGCAACAGCAACTCGGCACGATCACGAAGCCGCACCTGAGGTCGCACGCGGATCATTGTGTCACCATTGCGCGTCACCGTGGTGTAGGTGCGGCCATTCACCTGGATGTCTTCATCCAGTTCGTCAACCTCAACTTTCAGCTTGGCCAGCCGCAACAGCGCAGCACCATCGCCTGTGCTGAGAATGCCCATGGTATGGGCATGATGAGCGAAGTGATCCCAAGCAGCGGAAACCTTCGGCGGCAAGCCAGCAGGCTTCTCAGGGAAACCAGGGACTGCGCCAGGCTCAAGAGCGAGTGCCGACTTGTCCAGCCTGCCCTTCGCCACACGCTCTGCGATCGGCGCAGGCCGATAGCCTGAGTTGCGCTGGTGAGTGTGAGAAGAGTTCCTCGCCACGATTCGCGTCATGATCATCCACCTTTTATTCTAAGTTACGAATATTTTCCCGAGATGACTTGCTGTGCGAGGTTGGCCATGGTCCGGCTTGCCCAGAAGGCCCAAAAGATTTCGCATCCCCTACCCCAGCGCAGATCGGCCAACCATCTGCCCCAACCGCAACGCGGTGCGGAGCACGCTTCTCAGCATGGCGAGCGTTGTCACACGCACGGCAAAGAGTGCGAAGGTTCTCTGCGACGTCCTGACCGCCAGCTTTCCTCGGCACAATGTGATCTACCAACACACCAGGCGCACCGCACACCACACAGCGACGACCATCGCGAAGCAGCACCTCACTGCGCAGCTTCCGCCATGTCTCGCTGAGATAGAACCGGTCGCCAGGCATGATCCACTTTATCGCTCAGACATCACGCCAAGGAAAGCGAAATGCATGGCCATCATCTTTGTGTCCCACCACGCCACACCCCACCCCAGGCAACCGGCAACCAACCACCCCAGGCCCAGGCGGGATCCAGATCCATTTTTTGCCCCAGTTTCGCTCCTTTTCTAGGAAATATACTTATTACGTTTCCGTTCTTATCTCTTTTCCCGCGCGTAGGTAAAAATAGGGAAGAAAATGG